CGATTAAGTTAGTATATAATGATAATAGACTCAAACATGCCAATGAATAATTCCATGTTATACACGAATATAAAAATGGACTACAAATAGCAAATAATAATATTCCTACACAAATAACAAGTATCATTAAGTTTGTTAAAATATATTTTTTTACAGATATTTAACAATGAATAAAATTTATTATTGTTTAGATTCTATCATACCATTTATAATCCAATTCTTTGATACATATTTTCCCAAATGGGTAAAAATGTATTATTTTATAGGAGTATTGCCTTTTTATTTTTGTATTTTATTAACCTATCCTGAAAAACTATCTGTATTTACAATTCCATTTGAATTAGTTTCAATGTATTGTCACTATTATTTCTTTCATAGATTATTACATATATTTCCAGATTTTCCTTTAAATTTACATACACAAGTTCATCATATTAAATTATATGAGATAGATAGATCATGGGAATTATTCATTGATTTCTTATTTGAAATGTTTTGTTTTTGTGGATTACCTTTAATAATACAACATTATATTGGTTATCGTATATTTTCACCAAGTGTAGTTATTATGATTACTTTAACTATGACATTTGGACATATAATAAACTATTCTATATTTGGTTCAAATGAAATCCATCAGACGCATCATAGAAATACAAATTTCCATTATGGACCTGATTTTATGGATCATTTATTTGGAACAGCTATAAACGATCATGAAGATGGAAATATGCATATAATGCCTATAATTATGGCAACATGCTTTACATTAATTTTAAAAATAATTTTTAAATGGAAAGATTAAGTTGAACAAGGCATTAAACATAACTTAATTTCACCTAGATTAGCTACAACATATTTAATCATTAAAAACCAGTCATTTTTCATATGAATGTCTAAGTTATTACATAAATTAGTACATTTCGTAAATAAAACTAAATGAGGTAAAGAAAAGCTTCCTGTAACAATATCATCATTTGTTTTTTTCTTAATATTAAATTCATTCTCTGAATCTCCCATAATTGTTGTTCTTGTAGCAAAATGCCCTTTACATCCAAATGTCAATGATGAAGCTACATTTTTAATTTCTACAGTTTTTGCTCCTAATAAAGTCATATCTCTACAAATCTTTTGAAAATCCATTGAAGGCATAGTAAAATGTGTAGAAAATTCAGTTTCAGGTAATTGAATATCAGGTTCATCTCTATCTAAAAGGTTAAGTTTATAACGAGTTACTTGTTTTTTCTCACCATCTTCAAGTAAAATTCCAAGAGAATTTGAATCATTTGAATCAACATAAAAAGTTACCGTATCATCATTTGTAGCAGTACGAACAATACGATACAAATGATCTGTATTAACACCAATAACAAATTTATTTGCTTTATGATTATACATAAATTTTTCAAATTTATCGGCATGTAATTTCAAATGAACTAATACAGTTCTAGTATTATCCATAGCAATCATACGAATTCCATCTTTATCAAAAATCAAACTCATTTCAACTAAAATACATTTCAAAGCTTCTTTTAAAGTTCGAATCGCAGCAGTTTGAACTGTTTTAGCTTCAACTATATAATCTGGCATTTTTATTTTATAATTTCATTGCGTTTAAAACATATTCTTTCTCATTGTCTGCGCTCGTTTTTTAGATACTATACGACCATGTTTATTATATTCTAGGTCACTTTTAGTTAAGCCACCACTAGTTTTCTCAGCAGTTCCATGCATAACTTGTGCTCTTGAACCACGAACTCTTAAAGTTTTATTTGAAGGCATTTCTTTATTAAATTTAAAGGTAAAGTTTTTTACCCTTTAAATTTAAATTTTCTTGATTAACTAAAAAAATATATAGATAATAAGATTTTTAATTGGAGTACGCTAGACCACCCATACCAGACATTACACGGAGTACGTTGTAGTTTAGAGCGTATACGCGCACTTGGGCTGTATTAGAACCTACTACCGTGTTTACAGATACCGTTAGTTGTAGAGTAGCTTTGTCAATACGAGAGAAGTTACACGTTCCTGAAGGTTGGTGTTCTTCCGGACGTAGAGCGAAGGAGTATACGTTAACACCTTCAGACGGGCAACGCGTATGGTGTTGGAAAGGTTGTACTTTAGAGAAATAATCACCTTCACGTTCCGTAAAACGATCTTGGCCGTTGAGTTGTAGTTTAGCTACTTCTACAGGGTTCTTGCCTTCGCAACGTACACCAGACGCAAGAATTACTTTGGCGAGTAGGTAGTTCACACCTGCATCGAATTCACCAGTACCAGCTAAATCTAGAGAATCTGCACCATATTTCCCCTGTGTCGGCCCTTGTAGAGGATTTTGGCCAAGTGGCTGGTTAACAACCCCATTGCCGAGCGCGCTGGCGCCGCCTGCGCCCGCAGGCGCCGTCTGTGATCCTTCAGCTTGAGTTAGTAGAGATGTAATAATACCATCCGTTGAGAAATCATCGGAATAGTTGAAAGGTTGAGCACCACCTACAGATGCTAGCCATGGCGCTATAGAGCAATCAACAAAAGAATCACGTTGTACTACCCACATGAGTTCCTTTACAGGGTGGTTAAAGTTGAGTTGTACTTTATTGGATGAAGATGTAATAGATTCAGCACCAGTGTACTGTAGTTGTTCAATTAGGTATTCGTGAGATTGTTGAGCAAAACGACGACGTTCTTCCGTGTCTAGGTATACATAGTCTACGTATAGAGACGCCGCAGCAAGAGATTGTTGAGGAGCACCTACAGGTGCACCTACATTAGATTCCGCATATTGGCAATTTTGCCACGTTTCGAACGTTACATTCACACGCACTTCGTGGTATTGTAGAGCGATTAGAGGAATCGCTACACCAGGGTTACGGCAAAACCAGAATTGGAGAGGTACATATAGAGTCTTTGCCGGAGTACCTTTACGAGGTACACAAGATACCGTGGTCTCTTCTGCAGAACATGTACTATCAAGATCTTTACCATTCATGCGTTTCATTAGTACTAGATCGTGCGTGTTGCCTACTAGAGATTCGAAGGCAGGCATGATACTTTGATCTACGGATAGCTGTGTCCAGATTTGCATCCAATCACCATATTGACGATCAATACGTTGACCACCAATTTCTACTTCTACTTGGTTAATTAGACGGTGACCAATATAATTGACCCAACGGTAACCGCCGACACTGGCACCGACACTACTAAACGTACCACCACTAGTCTTTAGATCAATTTGAGGTAGAGTTACTTGTAGGTAAGTCTTGTACATTAGATCCGCATTACGATTAATTACAGCAGTTACACGTCTATTAAAATCAGCTTGGCCATTGAAAGTTACTTCAATGGATTCTACTGCGAAGTTTGTGTGACGTTTATAAAGAACTTTCCAGAAGGTAATTTGAGGATTACCTGAGATATAGATATCTTGTGCACCATACGATACAAGTTGCATTAAACCACCACCCATTTTGTGTTTATACCTTGAAGCAAGAAAAAAATTTTCAGAGAATTTTGACCTTGACGCAAAAAATCTTGTATTAAATTAATGAATGTTTTTCTTGATATAGATGAAGCATTTTTAAATTCACAGGATGTTTCATCTGTAAAAAAAACTCTTGATGGATGGGATGAAGAAGTAAGAGAAGAATTTGAAGAAAATGTTAAACAGATTATTTTTAATCCTGCTAAAGGTCCTGCAAATTCAGCAGTGTTTTTAATGAGACCTAAATGGAAAGAATATTTTAAATTTTTATTCTTGGATCCTTCTGTTAAGAGTGTTAATTTATGGACTTGGTCGGATGTTCCATACGCTAAAATTGTTGCGAAAACAATTGAGACAGAAATTAAGAAAATTGTTAATCCAGCAGATAAAGAACGTATAAAATTTAAACTAGTTTTAGGTGATGAACATGTAGAAGAATCTATTGAATGGGGAATGGAAAATTATCCTGATACATATGATAAAACAAATACAAGAGATAAAGATTTAAGATGGATATGTAGTAAATATAAAAGTCAACAATTTTCTATGCGAAATTGTATTCTTGTTGATGATAATGTTAAGAATACAAGAAATCCTTCAAATGCTCTGAATTCCATTAATGTTGTTGAATGGAATCCATTGGATACAGAAGATTTTTATGATAAAATTACTATTAATGGTGTTAAAAAAAATGTATTAGAATTTGTTATGGATAACATAACACAGGCATATATAAATAGAAAGAAAAAGACTTCTGGACCATTTATGGAAACAATTGTATTAAAAAATCCAAAAAAATATATATCACGTCAACATGTTTTAAAAAAACATAGTGGAAAAGTCCCAGAAGGTAGAACTACTCGTCGTGCTGTATTTTATGGTTCAAAAGAATGTTCGTTTAGTAAAGAAGAAGCAGATTCATTTCATTTCAAAGTTAATATGCCTAAACTTAAAGGCGGACTAAAACCCAGTAGAACCAAAACCTCCAAAATTCCTAGAATCAGGCGCATCAGGCAATTCTTCCAATGAATTCACAAATACAATTTTCTTCCAAGGCAAAAAGTTATATTGACATACTTGAAAGAGTCTTCGTCCATAAGGAATTTCATATGAATCTAGCATAGGATTAATACAATCTACTCTTGCAATTAATTCACCACGATATCCAGCATCTGCCAGCCCAATATTATTTGATTGTCTTAGTGGAGTCAAACTTGTAGATGATCGAACAATAAGGAGATAAGGAACAGGATTTTCTTCAGAATCTAATGCGGCAAAATACATTCCAGTCTTGATTTCTATACCAATTTTACCGGTAGTGAAATCAAGATTATAATAAGGACTTAGTAAATCTAATCCTGAATCAGTCCATCTACGATTAAAAAAATGACTTTGCATATCCGTGCGTAATTTAGAATCAGGAATCCAAATATAAATACTCATTTGTTATTATATAAATCGTTGTATGAAAGTCTTTATTGGAATAAAAGTTAAAATAATACATGTAGCAGCAGAATATTGAGCTAGTAAATAATACAATGCTTCAGTAGTATTCATTCTACCTAGAGAATATTGAACAAATACAGCTAAAGGTGAAAAAAATCCATGAGTAATTCCTTTACCTATATAAATCATAGCAAAATAAACTAATGCCATTATAGCTGGATTAGCATCAGTATGAATTTTTGCATATAAAATAGTTAATGTTCCTATAAAATCAATAAAATATTTATAATACATTGTTTTTTAGGAAAGTAAATGTTTTAGACATACAGACATATACTTTTCTGAACTTCCAACATCAATTTGTTCTGAATCAGAAACAAGTTTTTTAGTATAATGCGCCCATGTTCCATCTTTACATTTTAGACAAAGAGCATTTAATTTTTGTATATTTGATGCGTAGGGAATACAATCCAATATTTCACCAAATTTTTGTTGTTGAGCATCTCCATCTAAACCAACAACAAGAATATTTTTCTTGTATGTTAGAAGAGCTATTTTAATAAAATCAAGAAGACCTTTAAAGAATTGTGCTTCTTCAATAATAATAGAATTTACGGAGAGAAATTCATCTTTGAATTCAAGAGATTTATTATGATCCCATAGTAAACATGAAACTTCTTCTTTATTATGTGAAACAATTTTAGCGTCTGAAGAATATCTTGTATCAATCATAGGTTTTAAAGCTAGAATAGAATTCCCAATAAATTTTTGACGACGAATAAATGAAATAGCATGAGTAGTCTTACCTGAAAACATTGGACCCATAATAATCTCAAGTGACATTTATTAGTTATAAATTTAAAAAATATTAATTCATTTTATATCTTTGCGAATAATCTACCTTAGATTTTGCAATATCGCTATAATCTTCTTTTGAATACATCATTTGTACAATAAACCAATTATCCCTTTCCTGTAATCTATTCCAATAATTATCTAAATTAAATTCCTCTGTATATTGTTTTTTTA